AGGAGTAATGTTGAGAGCAGGGATGAGTTATTGAAAGCACCTGAAGTGCCATTGCCACCACCTGTGCCGGCATCACCGGCACAGGAGTTTGTTCCGCCACCGCCACCACAGTAAATAATTAAAACTAGATATCATGTCAGATTTTATTAAAAGATTACTAAAAAGAATTCACACAGAATTAGAGCTTTTGGCTTTAGCGTTAAGAGAAATTAAGTAATTCCAAAAAAAGGGTTGAGCCAATTTGATAAGGCAATGAAAAAATTTTCATCAACAGAGGATAAAATCAAAAAAGCAATGAGTACGTGTGTTTGTCAAGAAAAAGGGGAGACTGATATAGATGATACTGGTACAGTATTGTGCAGTGTGTGTTATTTGCCTGTAGTAGAGATAGATGATTATGAAGATTGGGAATTGGCTCCAGAAAGTAGAGTTGTAAATGTTTACGAAAAAAAATTCAAATGAATTTTCATTACGATCTCATACTGAGTTACAGTCCAGAAATTACCTCTAATGCATTCTTCTAGTTGGAGTAAGGGATAGAAGAGTAATAGCGAATAGTAGCGGGGGAATGAATAAGAGTATAATTAAAAACTAAATAAACAATGAAAAAACTACATGGCATCATTATTAACGATGAAGATTACCTGGTAGAAAGACTGCCAGATTACTTTAAGAAAAAAGAAAAAAACTTCGACACACGCATTATAGAGACTATGCCTGTGCACGTAGGTATTATAAAAAAGGCTGGGAGAAATCTTTCTCAGGAAGTAGAAGGTAATGTGCTTTATTACATGTCAGATATAGCTGATAGAATTGAAATTAAAAATATCGGAAATTTTGAACTTGTAAACGATAAGCACAAATACCTCATCAGAACAGATGAGTACGGTACTAACATTTAAAATTAAAAACAATGTCAAAATTAATCCTAAAAGATTTTAAAAATCTTACAGTAAAAGAGTTTCAAGCAAAACTTAAAGAGGCAACTAATATCGATTTTTTATACTCGTTATCAGTTGCAGAGGAAGCTGAAGGTGATCGCAAAACAGTGTATGCTGCAATTAGTGATCGTATGGAAGAAATTTCTGAAGAAGAAGCTAAAGAAAAGATGGCTAATTTAAAAGCTGATTCTTCATCAGAGCCAGAGTCTAAAGATAAACAACTTACAGATTCTGACGATGAATCTGAAGAAGAAGCTAAAAGTCCTGGTATAGTAAATATTGGACCTGAAGAAGCATTGAATAGAAAAAAATTCATTGAAGAGGTCAAAGAAAAGCGTTTGGCTTTAGACAGAATATTTGAGTTTGCTAAAGCTCATGATAGAGTTGATACAAGTCCAGACGATAGCATCTTTTTGGCTAAAGCTTGGCTTGGTAAAATGCTTGCTGCATTATCTGTAGAATCACCGTACAAAAAAGACGAGAAAAAAGAGATTCAGTCTAGAGCTGATATCCCTAAAACTGCTGAAAAAGATGAAAGCACTCACTTTGCGGCAGTATGCCATAGATTTAAGTTGCTAGACACTTTTAAAGCAGCTATTGAGCTTCGCGCGGATCTGCAAGAAGTAATTGATTGGATTGATACTGTAGACATGAAGGGTTTTACAGCAGAAAACCCAAGACTAGCAGCAATCGCTAGAACTCAAGCTTACATACACGCGTGTGAAGCAAAGTATTTTTTAGGAGTAATATTAAGCAATCAACAAGTATAACCAGGAGCGCAGAACTAAATTATATAAAATGAGTCAATTTAAACAGTACAGACGTAAGAGTATAAGTGAACTGCGCCCTTATGTTGAAGGAGAAACCTTAGATGGTAAGGTATCAATAAGTGAAGCTGATTTAAAAGCAGGAAGCCCATTGAAAGGTGATATGATTGCTAGAAACCCAAAGAACCATGAAGACCAATGGCTTGTAGCGAAAACGTACTTTGAGGATAACCTTGAAGCGATAGATTAGCATTTTACTTACAATAATAACAACAATTTTAAAATTTAATAAAAATGAAAATACCAAAAAGATTTAACGTGTTTGCCTCTGTCATAAATGTAGGCTTTGATAACGTAATATTAAACAATCAACAAGTATAACATGAAAGAAACACAATATTCTTTGGATGCCCGTAAGAAATTACTTGCGGGTGCACAAATTATCGCAAAAGCAGTAAAAGTTACATTAGGACCTAGTGGCCGAAATGTATTGATCAGAAACGCTCAAGAAAACAGACCGTTTTCTACTAAAGATGGTGTTACCGTCGCTGGGCAAATAGCTTCAAAAGATCCTATTGAAATGATTGCTATAGAATCATTGCAGGATATAGCAAACAACACAGATGATAAAGCTGGAGATGGTACTACAACTGCCACAGTAATAGCTGAAGCTATATTGAACATGGGCATTGAATTCCCAGAGGAATTAAATGCTCTAGATATCAAAAGAGGTATTGACGAAGCAGTTCAAGTAATAGTCGATAAGCTAGCTGAATTATCAAGGCCCATTGAAAATGACCTTGATATGCTTAGAAAAGTAGCATTGATATCATCTAATTACGATGATGAAGCTGCGGATATAGTTACAAAAGCATTTAAAGTTGCTGGGAGACAAGGTATCGTAAACATCAAAAGATCGTATGATGGTACAACGCACATGACAGCTATTGAAGGTATGGCTTTGCCAATGGGTTACCGTTCTAAGTACTATGTAAATAACCACGAAAATGACACTTGTGTTTTAGAAGAGCCATATGTATTTATGACCAATAAGAAGATCAACAAGATGAATAACAACTTAGAGTATCTTCTTAATCAGTGTGCAGAAAACAGCAAAGCATTGTTGATTATCACTCCCGGAATAGACCCAATGATATCAGACATGCTTATTCAAAATGTGCAAAGAGCTGGATTCAAATGTTGTGTGGCAAATTCTCCAGGCTTTGGAAATGATCAAGAAGAACTACTTAGAGATTTGGGCGCAGTTCTAGGAAAATCACCATTTCTAGAAAACGATGCTTTACAATTTGAAGATCTTCCTAAGGAAGAAATCTTAAGCAGTTTGCCTCAGTCTAAAGAAGTCACCATTGGTGAACAAATGTCTTCTATAAAAGGAGCTTTTGGATTAGATGAAGAAGAAGAGCTACGTGTAGAAAAAGAAATGGATGATCGTGCTAACAATTTGAGAGAAAAACTTAAATCCGTTACGCAGTCTTATGAGAAGTCAGTACTGCAAACACGTATATCCAGATTGTCAGATGGTATTGCTTATATAAACATAGGCGCTAACTCAGATTCTGAGTATATAGAGAAACAAGGAAGGGTTCAAGATGCTTTGTATTCAGTTAAGTCTGCAAATGAAGAAGGAATCATCCCTGGAGGAGGTGCTGCATTGCTTTCTTTATCAAAAATAGAGTTTGGTTTCAGACCAAAAAATCCAAGTAAAGAATACGGTTCTCAAATCTTGATGAAAGCAATTCAGCAACCTTTCTTTCAAATTATAGAAAACGTAGGTATTAAAGTTTCTCCAGACGTAATTGATATTATTATTGATAATTTCAATCATGGAATAAACGCTAAAACCGAAAAGTATTCTGAAGATTTGATTGAAGAAGGTGTAATTGATCCAGTAAAAGTAACTCGAGTTGCTTTAGAAGCTGCAGCATCAATTGCGGGAATGATCCTTACTACAGAATGTGTTATTGTAGATACAGATGTGTATAAAAAAGAACCTCAACAACCTTATTAATGGTCACAATCAATACAGATAAAAGCAGTCAAACTAAGCAAGTAGCTTTTGACAAAGAAAAAAATATTATGTATGTTACTTTTAGAAGTAATGGCAGTACATATGTTTATTCTCCTGTAACAGCAAAGCAATTTGACAAATTAATTGAAGCACCAAGCATTGGTTCTCACTTACACAAAAATTTTAATAAGAAAACACCTGGTCTTGATATCAGGATAAAAAAATAAATATGGCTAAGAAATTAGAAAATATGTCAACTCAATCTATCATATCTGCTCAGCAGATTATCCAAATGGGAAGTGAGCAAATGCATGGTTTTTTTGGAGAAGTCTCTAAAAAACAAAAAGAAGGATTGGTTAGTTTAAGCTACAAAAACGAGCTTGAAAATCACCTCCGAAAAAGAATCAACGGAAACAATGAGATTGTTGATAATTTAGACAAAGAAATTTTCAAAAGAATTGAAAGAGATTTTGGTGGTACTACTCCTAAGATAATGCCATTGCTTGTTCGTAAATTTGAAGAAGAAAAGCAGGACATAGAAGCTATTAAGAAAGAAGTAGCTTTTGACAAAGAAGTGAAGCAGCTTAAAAAATCAAAAGAGAAAAAACTATGATAACAAGCGAGGATAGAAACGCAACTATTAAAGATCCGGATATGCTTAATTGGTTAAGCGAAAATGAAATCCGTAAAATTAAAGTTGAAGAACAATCCTCTAAGTTAAAGTTAACGGTGCCGAAGAAATTCATGGAAACAAAGAAGGACAATACAATTTACAAAGTTGGATTTCTTCGCACCTTTCTCAAAAAGCTTTATCCAAAGGATTCATACCAGAAAATTGTAGGAATAATGAACGATCGATATCAAATATTCCTTGGTAAAAGGCAGATTGAAAGATATGCAATAGAATACCGAAACAATAAAAAATATCATTAATTGAAAAAGAGGTAGCTAACGCTACCTCTTTTTATTTACATTTGCTATAATGTATTTAACAAAAATTAATATCAAGACAGGTCTTTTAGAGATAGAAGAAGAAAATGATGGCATTTTGTCAATCAAAGCTTTTCGTGAAATATTAATTGATGAAGATTTACGTTTTAAAAAACGATCAGAATTCCCTGGAATACATTGCTTGACTGCTATAGCTCTTACAGTTGATTATTTATCTCCAGTAAGATTTTATAGCGACAAAGATCGACCTTTTAAAGCTCAAGAAGAAGTTACTGGCAAACGTAAAGTTTGGGATTGGCCTCAAGAAAAAATACAACTTGCACTCAAAAAATATTCTGACCTCCAATATGATCCTACTTTAGTAGAAGGCCAAATCCACTACCAAAGAAAAGTGTCAATGCTTGAAAGGTTTAAAGAATCTGAAGAAAAATACGGTAAAGGTCTCAAGAATGAAAAAGGTGAAGAGATAATTTACGAAAGCCCTGCTAAAATAGCGGCTATGCTTCGTGTTATTAACACCGACATTAAAGAGTACGAAAAGCAAATTCAAGGCAAAGAAGTTTATGAAAAATCACCAGTTAAAAACGGATATAAACTTTCAAGACTTGAACAAAAACTTGAAAAGAAAAGCTCATTTTATACGGAAATACGATGATTACTAAGAGTCTTCTTTGTTTCCCGTAAAGGCATCAATATGAAAATGTTGGTGTCTTTACATTTTAATTAAAACGAATATGAAAGTAAATATTGACTGGAACAAATTTGACGGACAGCTCTATAAGCCTTTGGAGAATATGGAGATTCCTGATTATAATCCAGGCACTATTTCTTATGATGATTTTTGGGATGATCAAGATCATAAATGTTTGACAGGTTTTAAGCCTAGAAACTTTATGCCTAAAATTACAGGTGTACATTATTTCTATTTAAACATGTGTAACATTGAACTTATGGTACCTGGGGCAACCAGAAAAACCATGGGCTCTCCGTTTTATAGAGAACTTGACAGAACTTTATATAATGAACTTGACGATGCTAAAAACAGCCATGGTCTAATTGTAGGTAAACCTAGACGAGTTGGTTTGTCTTGGTATGGAGCATCAGCTTGTTATTATGAACTGCTTTTTTATCGCGGAAACAAGCTTGGTGTAGCTGCTGGGCAAGATGATAAAGCTCAAGATTTTTACGAGAAAGTAAAATATTTAATTGAAAATGTAAGAGAAGAATATCGATCTTCTGTTAGTACTAAAAACAGTGACGAAATTCGACTCAGTTACAAACACACTGAAAACAAGCAAGACAAAGAAGGCGGCCTTCAGTCTTCAATGTACATGAAAACGATGTACGCTAAACCTACAGGTTTTGAAGGTAAAAGTTTGTCAATGGTAGTGTTTGAAGAAGCAGGTCTTTTTGAAGATATTGTTGCAGCTTACAAATCTACTGAACCTTGTTTTAAAGATGGAGCAAATCAATTTGGAACTCCTTTAATTTACGGTACCGGTGGAGAAATAGACAAGGGTTCTAAAGGCTACAAAATAATGTGGAACAACCCTGAAAAATACAATCTTAAAAAAATATTTGTTTCTTCTACTGACTTCTATCCTGGTGATAATATTCCAGATGAAAAAACAGGCAAAAAGATTTCTTTTTTTGATTTTAAAACTGGCCGAACAAATAAAAAAGCAGCTCTTGACTATATTATAAAAGAACGTCAAGAAAAAGAAGGTTCTGAAGGTTACATAAAGCATATACAATCATATCCAGTTAAAGAGTCTGACATCTTTATTAAAAACTCAGGAGGTTTACTTAACCGTAAAAAGCTTAACGCTCAAAAAAATAATTTGGATAATTGTCCTTATCCAAAAACTATTGGACGACTAGAATGGGAAACAAATGATAGCCAAACTAAATCTCTTGTTTCTCGAGCAAAAAATTTAAAAGAGATTGACAAAATACATTTCAATCGTGGTTCTAAAATAAAATTTGTTGAAGACAATGACCTTGGAACTATTAATAAAATACTAGATCCAATTGATCACTCAAGATTACCTTTTAATCCTGACATCATTGGAACAGATAGTTACGATGATGATGTTGCTGAAGGAACAGGTTCTCTTGGAGCAAGTATTGCGTATCGATTGTTTAGTGGCCCAAACAAAGAATATGATCTTCCTATAGCTTATATTTTAGATAGAGGCAGTTCAGATAATGATGATGAGTTTTATTCTAATACATTTCGACTGGCAGTTTATTATGATTCTGAAATGCTTTTAGAACATACTAAAATTTCGATTAAAAATTATTTCTTAGATATTAACGGTGAAAAACATCTTAAAGCTAGGCCAGATTTAGGAGAACATGGTTATAACTCTAGAGCAGTTAACCAGTACGGTTTAAAAATGCCTAATCAATATGCGTTTAATTTTGCCACAAGACTTCTTAAAGCTGAGGTTAATCAAAATTGGAACAACATCTGGTTTGAAGAAATACTTGATCACTTAATAGAATTTGGTGAAAATAACTCGGATTTAGGTTCTGCTTACGCAATGTGTATGTTCTACAAGCTTGAAATGTTTGGAGAAATATCTGACGGTATAGAAGATTCGCACGACGACGGTGACGTCATAAATGATATGGGTACATGGGTAATAGAAAACGGAGAATATAAATTTGTAACTTATGGCCAAGCATACCAAGGTGATGATCATAATGATTTCTCAAGCAAAGAGTCTATCTTTGACCCTGAATATGATTTAGTTGGGGAAGAAAAAAGAAAATATTTAGAAAGCCAAACTGCTGCAGTTAACAAAGTAAAAAAAGAACGTGAAGAAGTTTTAGAACGATATGGAAATGACATTTTTGCTTTTACTATTGAAGAACATAAAAGGAATATAAATAATAATTGATACATTTAAATAAAATTTAAATATGAGTCTGCTATCTCTACCTGATCAAACCATTCCCGAGTCTAAAAAAGACAAAGAGTGGCACATGTCTCACGTTAAACAATACGCTACATTTTCTTTGTCCGACAATTTTAATGATGAAAAAGACAACATGCTCAAGTATTTTAGAGCATACAATTGTGAGCTTAATGAAGAAGAGCAAAAAAAAATAAAGAGAATTACCTGTCCAAACGGAACTGATCTTGGAGTAGAGTATGTAGTTTATCCGCTTATTCAAACTAAAATAGAACAAATTGTTGGTGAATATTTAATGAGGCCTATTCGAAGAAAAGCTTATGTCATTGACAAAAAATCTAAAAACAAAAAGTTTGAAGAAAAACTTAAAATGGTTAGTGAAGAGATCATGCGAGATCTTACTAAAAAAATGCAAGGCGATTTAGGGTTTGAACCTAAAACAGAAAATCCTGAAATGGAATTGCCAGAAGACATTGAAGAGTTTTTTGAAAAAGATTTTAAAATGCTAGCTGAAGAAGTAGCAGACAATTTACTAGCATTGTTCCTCGATGTCCGTAAAGAAAAACAAAAGCTACCTCAGCTTTTTGTAGATTATTGTATTACTGATCGATGCCATGCTATTTTAGATAAAAAGCATGGACATACTACCATGAGAAAAGTGCATCCACTCGATGCTGATTTTGACATTGATCCTTATAAAGTAGTCCAGGACAATCACGAATATTTTTTTGAAAATTATTACCTTACAGAAAACGAAATCTATAACAGTTTTACTTTAACCTCAGCACAAAAAGTTGAGGTTAAAAAAATGTTTGAGTCTTTCACTCAACCTATAGAAAACGAAGAAGGCCGAAGCAGTGAAGCTTTAGGTGTAACTTCTAAATTCAATGGATGGTTCCAGACTTCTAATAAAGTCAATAGACTTAGAATAGTCAATTCTATGTGGAAATCTAGAAAAAGAATTTCTATTAAAATTTCAGAAAACAAAAAGACTAAAGAAAAAGTTTACCGTAAACTTAAAGATGAAACTGAAGCTAGAAAAAAAGATACAGTAAAACATATTGATGGTGAAATGCCGAGATTTTGTATTATGATTGGTCCAGACATTTGTCTTGATTATGGTCTTATGGAGCAAAGGTATTCTTCAAAAGAAAACCCATACGAATGTAGGCTTCCGGTATTATCAATTATAAGAGACAATACAACTGGCACATCTCATATTAAATCAGTTGCAGCCAAGCTTTATCAACTTCAAGAAATTGCATCTGAAATACTATTTGAAATTAGATTAGCTTTAAAGTCTGCGGGCAACAGTCGAGTGCTTGTTTATGATGCAGCACAAACTCCAAAAGCATTTTCTAAAGGTGGTTATGAAAACGGATTAAACCGAGTAATGCATCACATTAAACGTGACAAGCTGATGATCATTAACTCAGCTGAAAAAAAATCTCAAAAAAACACGTTTAACCAATTTACATCTCTTGACTTATCACAGAAAGGAGCAATACAAGATTTATTTAATGGCCTTGCTATTGTTGAAGATCTTGCTGCAAAATTTGTAGGAATATCCCCAGAAAGAGAAGGACAAATTGGTCAATACCAAACTGCTACTGGTACTGACAAAGCTATACGCGGGAGCACAGCTAGAACAGAAATAATATATACTCCATTTGATCAGTATGTACAGTCTGTACTTGAAGCAGTATTGATTAAAGCTAAACACGATTATGAAGACGGTGAAGTTATCCAATATATCATTGGAGAAATGAAAACTAAATTCTTGAAAGTTCACAAAGAATTTTTTGATTCAGATTTTGGTTTGTATCTTTCTGATGGTCGTAAAGACAGAGAAGCCCAAGAACGTATTGATGCAGCTGCAGAAATGGCTTTATCAAATTCTGCTGGAAGTTCCCCAGATTTAATCATGGGTCTTATAGAAGTTTTTGAAGGAGAAACTGCAGTCGAGAAAAAAGCGGTATTCCAGCGAATGGTAAATTCGATGGAAAAACTTAGACAAGAAGCTCAAGAAGCTCAATCTGCTCAATTTAAAGCTGAAGCAGAAAAAGAGAAATCTATTAGAGATCAAGACATGCTAAAAGCTAGAGAAGGCAACACAACAGAAAAAGAAGTCGCAACAATCTATGCTAACAATAAAATAGCAGCAGACAACGTTAAAGCGACTTCTGCAGAGCGTATTAAAGCAGCTGAATTACAAGTAGCTCAAGAAAAAGAGAATAAAAATAAAGAAAAGTAACATTTTTTTTATATAGATTTGTTTAACAAAATAAAACAATACCATGGCAACAAAAGAAGAAGAGAATAAAAAAGAAGAAAAAGAAGGATTGAGTTTTGACGAAAATGATATTTTTAGTTCAAAAATTGATCAAGAAGAAGAAGAAGAAATTGATGAAAACATTTTTCGTGGTGACACTGAAAATGAAACTGAAGACGACGAAGAAGAAGAAGATGAAGACGACGAAGAAGATGATGATGATGATGATGAATTATCATTCAGTGAAGACGAAGAGGAAGAAGAAGAAGACGATGAATTTACTAAAAAAGAAATTGAAAAATTCAATAAACGTCTAGATACTGATTTTAAAACTTCTGAAGAGTTAAAAAATCATTTCAAAAAAGAAGATACAAAGACAGATGATCCTTCAAAAGAAGAAGAAGAATTTGAAACTGCTACTAATACTATCGAGCAATTTTCTGCTTTTATGGGATTAGATGATGAAGCTTTGATGAGAAGACAATATGAAACTATTGCTGTTCAAAAAGGTAAAGACATTAATGATGATGATGTAGCCGATGAAATTGAAGACCAAGTTCAAGATCTTATTGATTCAAAAACTATTTCTCTTCATGCTAAAAACTTAAGAAACGATATTAACGAAAAGGTTATTAAACCTGCCGAATCTAAAAAATCAGAAATTGAGACTCGTAGAGCAGAAGAAAAAGCTGTTGCTCAAAAAACAGAAAAAGAGCAATTACAAAATGCTCTTGCTGAAATTTACCAGTCTAATTTCTTTGGTGTAAAAATCGATAAAAAAACATTGTCCAAAGTTTACAAAGATGTAAACAGCGGTCAATTCCTTGACGGACTAAAGTCTGATAAGAAAGCTCAAGCAGAGTTAGCTGTGTTGCTGGCATACAAACCAGAAGTTTATAAGAAAGCAACCGGATTAACATTTAGTGATGGCCTTAAAGCGGCAACCGAAGATTTTGACAAAAAGCAAAAACAAAACGGTGAAAGTGCCATGACAAAAGCCCAAAAGCGAGGCACGTCTGGGAGCTCAGATGGTTCAAAAGGATTACTATCTTCATTGATAGCTGATGATTAAGGTGGAAAAGCCAACGACATTGAAGCCTAAATCAACAAACGTCGCTTTAACTGAATAGCCCAATGGTAAGGAGGTTGAAGATTTTTAAAAACAAATTATTAATTCAAAAATCTTTAAAAAATGGGATTATTATTAAGAGGTGCTGAAGAGCGCTTCAACCCTCAGATTCACACAGAAGGCAATTCATTGACTACGTTGATGAAAAAGCATTTCGAAGTTGAAAGAAAGTCTTTCGATCTTTTCAAAAAATACAACAAGTTTCAGTCTTGGATGTATTACACTGGTCGTGTTAACCAAGGTGTAAGAAAAGGAAAAATGAAAAAATCTGGTGAAGGAAACTCCATCAGTGATAATGCTTACCGTATTGCTTACGAAGGTATGGACATCCTTCCAGCTTACTCTTTCGGTAAAGCAGTTGTAGGTGCATGGCATGATGCAGGTAGTCCTTCTCCAAACATGACTGCCCTTACTGGTACAGTTACTTTGTCTGGTGTTGCTGCTAATGCAGTTGAAACAGATACTTTGGTATCTCTTTCTGTACAACACGATCCAGAAAATGGAATTTTTGGTGATAAGTACAATCCAAACGACAAAATCACTTTAGGTGATGGTCTTGGTTTGAACGTTATTATCACTAGGCCTGGTCGTAAAGCGTCTACAGGTGATCACTACGTTTACGATGGTAAAACGATTGGTGCTCCAGCTCTTTATGATGAGACTCACTTTGCCGATGGCGTTGTCTTTGGAGAAGGTGGTTCTGCTTTTGGAGAAGGTTCTTTGAAAGGTTCTCAAAGAACAGCGCGTAACAAATGGAGAATAAATTATTCTTTCATTACTCGTTACACGCTAACCATGACTGGTTCTGCTCAAAAGCAAAAAGTCTCTAATATCTACAATGGATCTAATCCAAATGATAAGACCTGGGAATTTACCGAAGTTCTTAGAGGTGAAAGAATCTTTAGAATGTTAAATGAGCAAGCTTTACGTTTCTCTAGAACAACTATGGATCCTTCAAGCCATGCTTGGTATGAAAACTATGGAACAAACAAACTGAGTCTTGATGGTTTCCAACAAGAATCAGGTATTGCTGCTCCAGTAATCGGAAACGGATGGATTCCTGAAATTCAGGATAACGCTACTTTCGATTATAATCCAAACAACGGTTTGGCTCATACCATGATCGAAGCGCTTACGAACACGCTTGCAGTTCGTTCTCCAGAAGGTAGTTCCGGAAACACATTTTTAGCTATTACTGACCGTATTGGTCGTACAGCTTTTGATGCCGGAATGAAAAAATTGATGCAATACGATTCTTCTTCTGCTGGTGCTAGTAACATTGTTTACAATGTCACTACCGGTAAAGACATGACTCTTGGTTTTGAAGTTACTCAATACGAGTACCTTGGTAACAAGTTTGTACTTATCGAAGATGAACTATTTAACCACCCTGGTCTTTACGGAACAAACGGAGGTTTGGTAGGTACTGGAAACATTTACGTATTGAACACTACTCCAGTAGACGGTGTTCCTAACTTTGAAGTTTTCTCTCGTCAAGACAGAGGTTTCAAACGTAAGTTTGTAGATGGAATGACATCATTCAATCCAGGGAATGAGAACAACAACACTGCCGCTTCTGGCTTTGACGGATGTTCTATTCACATGCTTTCTGAATTAATGGCTGTACTTTATGATACTAGATCTTGTGGTATTTTAAAAGCTTCAGCTGTTTGGGCAGGAGGAGATTTAACAGGAAGTGTTATTGCTGGCCAAAAAGCTTCAGCGTTTACTTTCTAAAAAGTTCAATTTTATTTGCAACCCTCACTAATGGGGGTTGCAAATTTTTAATTTAAATTAAGTCATGGAAACAAAAGAAAAAACAAAAAACGTAATTCAGAAAGAAGGTTTAATTGAAGGCGTTTGGCAATTGAAGTACAAATTAGTTAACGATCTTGGACCAGAAGGATTCAGTGGTCGTATGATCAGTTCCTATCCTGATGCAGTTACAAGTAAAGAAAGAGTTCTTTACAATGTAAACGGTCAACAGCTTTCAGGATATATGATAGAGCGTCAAGTCACTAGATTTGATTCTAGAAATCCTCAGCACAGATTAATCATTGACTGGTTAGTTGGCCATCCTGAAGTAGGAGTTCCAGAAGAGCAAACTAAAGCTGATAATCGCTATTACGCTAAAAAGCTTTCAAACCCTCGTATTACGCTTGTAAATTTAGATCACCAAAGCGTTGTTGATTTAGAAGAAGAAGATTACATCGATAAACTTATTGGTGCCATTGCGCAAGACACAGGAAAGCAAGCTTTCTCTAGAGATAAATTAAGATTTATCTTATCTGCATGTAAGTTAGAGTACAGAGAAGAAAAATACATTACTAAGCCAGATCTTGAAACTACTAAGCTTAGAAGCAGACTTAAAAATTATGTAAGGTCTTCTTATGAAAACGCTCAAAAAGTCAACAAAATTCTTGACAACATTGAAGAAGCAAAATACATTTATGAAATTAAAGAGCTTGCGCGTACGGGCGTAATTTCAATAAGTGATGGAATGTATCGCTACAAAGGAAATGCTTTAGGCATATCTTACGACAGCGTTATTTCTTTTTTCAAAAACGATCCAGAGTTTTACGCAGAGCTTTCAGGAAAGCTTTACCAGGCTCTTAAAAATGAATCTAACAGTTAAATAAATTGCAGTAATGGAATATAAATTATCGGAAGTAGATTTTAAAATAAAAACTTTTGCTGACAAGCAAGGTTCAGACTACTTTCCTTTACCAATAATATTAAATTATTTCAGAACTGCAACTTTAGATTTTGTAGGAGAAAAAGTAAAGATTATAGAAAAAACACAAGAAGTGGTCGATGATATTCGGCCACTAATTGTTCCTGCTAAGCTTAACATTATAAAAGACCCAAACGACAACTCAAGATACATTTCAGGCTTACCAGTGAATTATTTCAGAGTACTAAGCTATGATATCATTTACGATGATGGAACACGCTGCAGAAGAGCTGATGTACTTAGACAAGGCGAATACAAGATTGCACATAACAACCCAAACCGAACACCTACAAAACTTTATCCTTTAATCACACAAGAAAGCAATCTTTACCAAATAGATATTGGTGAAAACGATGTTGTACCTCAGTACATGAAATTGATTTATTGTAAGCAACCTAATTTTGCAACAGTTTCAAACACTAATGTAAGAGCAGTCAATCTTCCAGATGAAGCTATAGAAAAAATAATATTGAGTACAGTAACTAGATTGTTTAATAGTACTGGAGATCAAAGAAGTCAATCTAATTATCAGCTTCAAGAAGCTTTTAGAAAATTCAATAAATAATGAGAACAGAAGCCGACATCATTTATGGAATATGGGATATAGTGCGCGCTGGAGAAGTTAATGCTGATGATCCTATCAACGAACGTTTGATGCGTGCGTTTTTAAGAATACATCGAGGTAAGCTTTTAACTAGATATTGTAACAATGGAATGGAATTACCTGATGAGGTTTTTCAATATATTGAAAAAGATTTTTTCAAAAAAGACGGAGTTAATCTAGTATCTGAAGTAATGCCAAAAGTAATAAGATTCAAAGATAACTTTGGAATTCAGATTACTATAGATGGTTATGATATTTCAATAGTTAATGCTTCTTCATGGAGAAGAGCATTAAAAGATAGATTCAACAAATATCATCCGTTGGCTAAATTTATAAACAATAGAGTTGTTATTTATTCAGGTCAAATACAACCTGATCTGCTTGAAGATTTTTCTTCTTCTCATTTAAACACTATTGTTCAAATGCTTAAAGATTTAGAAAATGAAGAATTAAAAAAAATAGATATGCAAGCGGTATTAGTTGATCCAGACGACGGTTTAGGCTACAACTTCACTAAAAGCCCTTATCCTATGCCAGACGAATTAATTGAAGATCTTATTAATTCAGTCAATGCAAGAGAATTTAATTTGTTTCTAAGAACTGCTTCTGATGAAACAACTAATATGAGAAACGATGCGAAACAGCAAAACGATAGCCCGGAGCTCTGATGTTGAAGTCATAAACATAGATTTCTTTTATAAAATATTTGCAAAACAAAAGAGAAGGTATCACCCTTCTCTTTTCTGCATTGGAACAAAAGTAAAAAGACAACGAAGAAAAATAGTTACTTTGCAGCTGTTTAAAAAAATAGTCAAAGAATACCTTAAAGTTTATTTTTACGATTTTTATATGAATGATTTACCAATATATTTTCCGCTTGGTGGTTTAATGAAAAAAGTTATATACCCAAAATGGGTTAGATATATGGCCAAAGGTAAATCTGAGAAAAGAATATCTGGTGGAAATAATTCTATTGGATTTTTTTGGTTTATGAGAGCTAGCCAAAAAATGAACTATCTAGTTAATATTAAAAAGCTTACAGGTACTACTAATCAGATACCTAAAATTGAAAATTTATACACAAGCCAAAAAAACAAAGATTTATTACCTATCTTTAAACAGGAATTGAAGAAGGCAAAATCTAATAAAACATTGTATTTATGTACTCTAACTTAGTGCCTTTTGATAACATTTTAGAATCGATTAAAGACGATACTGGAATGAATAATATTACTAATTTACTTCCTCGCATTAGAAGGCTTATCTATCGTACTGAAAAAGACATAGGTTTTGGAGCTAGTCTTATTCTCAGAAAAGTAGTTTACAAAACAAGTGATAACACTATAATCTATGATGGTTATCAATACAAACTTAAACTTCCTGATGATGTTGTTCATATAGAAAAAATAGGCATTTGTGAAGAAAATAAAATCTGCCCTGGAGATTATAGACTGCAAGGTAATTGGATGTTTTTTTCTAAAAAACAACAATTAGAATCATTCACTTTGTTGTACTATACATTGCTTACTGACGGGGAAGGTAATCCTGTAGTTTCAGAAAATCATCTTGAAGCAGTTGTTTCAGGAATTTGCTATTACTTGTATCGTCCTAAACGATTTGTAGACAAAGGTTCTCGAGCTACTTACAGAGACATGGAAATATATTATCATGACCGCATTGGAGAAGCGCGTGGAGATGATGTCTGGCCATCTACTCCGCAAGAATGGGCTAAGATATCAGAAGTGTTGCGTTACAGTACTAGAGACGCTTTTATGTATTCTAGCACGGAACAATGTTTTAAAAATGTACCAGAAAGCGTTTTAACTACTGGTGGCAATCCTCCTACGTTTACAGATATTCATTACCCACAAGATACTACTGAGCCAGGAGGAGGTGGTTCAGGTGACGGAGGCGGCGGAGGCGGCGATGTCGATCCGACTATGCCAGAAGTTAGTATAAACATTTCAAGTCAATTTGTAGAGAGAGGAACTTCTTTTGAAGAAACAGTAGTAATTACGTTTGTACAAAACGATGCTGGAGCTTTAATTTCTTATTCTTTAGAAAAAGACAGTAAAGAAATTTCAACAACTCAATCAACACCAGTCAATTATTTAATTTTAAATCAATTTACTATGCAAGGAAAAGCTATTTACGAATCAGGAATACAATTGCCAGGAGGAACAGCAGAATCTGAACTTGCTACATTAACTGAAGTTTTACCACAATGGAAAGGACAAAAAAATAATGATGTAAGTATGAACAATCAATCTTACAGCAATCTAAATTCTGTTTTAGAAAAATTTGTACAACAAGGCTCTAATGCTAGTATTACTGTTTCAGCAGGCAACTATGGATTTTTCATAAGCACAAGTCCAAATGCAGTAATAAAAGAAGACAATTTAGGGTTTAAAATATCTCCAAATGCTTATCAAAAAAACACCATAACAGCTCAGCTTGCCAATGGAGATACTATAACTCTTACAGAGTACATAATTAGACCTTCAGGAGCTGAATTTACTTATAACATAGAAGGACTAGGTTCTCTTTCTACAATTCAACAATAATGGGACAAAAGTATACAGGAACATTTGACATACCCGGAGGGTTTTCTAACAAAGGATCAAGCCCTATATCAGACAATATGGTTGTTGAAAAATTCAACGACTTATTAAATAATGAAGAACTGCCTTTTATATATCAAGGCATTATTGTTTATGCTGAACAAGAAGATGCTCATTATACTTGGAATGGAGAAGACAGAGCTGATGCTGCTAACTGGAAATCTATTGGAGGTATTTTTGTAAATACAAATAATGTGACTCAAACAGTTGGTGGATTTATTGCGGGAGAACCAGCAACTCCCCCACAAGGTTTAAGTCCTCAGCAATTTGGTAATAAATTATTATTCCCTGCAAATCAACCTGCAATTAGTTTTGATATTTCAAATCAGTTAATTGAAAAAGGAACTAGTTTTAGTGAAACAGTCAACATATCATTTTCTCAAAATGATGCTGGAGCTTTAGATTCTTATAGCTTAGAAAAAAATGGAACAGAAATTTCTGTGAATCAAAGTACTTTAGTTCAAGAAAATCCTGTTTTACAAAATTTTAGTTTAAGAGCAAGAGTTGATTATGAAGCTTCAGGTCAATTAAGTGCTGGAACAATAAGCACAAACACAGCTACTATTAGTCCTAAAATTCCTCAATGGAAAGGAAGTAAAAACAACAACACTACTTTTAACAATTTGACTCGAGATCAAATTGTTTCTCAGTTAGGAGCTCCAGATATATTATCAAATGATGATAATAGAATCATTGACGTACCGGCGGGAGAATATGGTGTGTTTCTAAGTGTAAATTCTAACGCTAAAATTATTTCTGATGAAACTGGATTACCTCTTGCTGAAGGAGGAGGTTATACTAAAAGCTCAATAAATTTTGATTTAAAAGATGGTACAAGTGCTACACTTACTCAATATTTTATCAATACAGCTCAAGGTAATTTCAAATATTATATAGAATAATGGCAAAAACAACACAAGGATCTTTTAGAGTACCTGGAGGTTTTAAAATACAAAACCCTTATCCGGTAGACGATAGAATAACTGTAGATAATGATTCTGATTTACTCAGTAATTCTATTCTTCCAGATATCTACGCAGGTATTATTGTGTATTCTAATCAAAGCAAAAAGCATTACACTTGGACTGAAGGAAACAGAAGCATTTCTGCAAATTGGAAACAAATAGGCAGTCAATATTCTGCAAACGATGGCGTAATATTAGACGGAACAATTTTAAAAGTAGACAATACTGTTGTTAGAACAAGCGGCAATCAATCTGTTAGTGGTACCAAAACAATTAAAACTGGTCTTAACTTTGACAATAATATTTATCAAAGAATTAAAAAACAAAACGGAACCTTAACTAGAGTTCATGGAATAAACAGTTCAGATATTGAATACATAGGCTCTGTTGATAGTTCTGTTGCCGAAACGAAGATTGGCAACCAAACTTCAAAATTGTCTTTTAGAACGTCTAATTTTGATAGATTAACTATTGATAATTTAGGTAAAGTAAAAATCTTTAAAAGTTTAGAAGTCACAGAAGGATTAACTGCTGAATTTTTTGCAGAAAGTTCTCTTCGTAAATTAAAAGAAAACATTTTTGATTATAAAAGTTCAGGTCTTAAAAAAGTAAACAATTTGAAGATTGTTACTTTTGATAAAATTGACGGAGCAAAAAACAAAATAGGTATTATAGCTGATGATACTGATAAAGATTTTTTAACTGAAGATCAAAAAGCAGTTGATCTGTATAAAACTTTATTTGTTCAAGCTAAAGCAATTCAAGAGCTTAATAAAGAAGTTGAACAATTAAAAGAAATAGTAAATAAACTTGTGAACAATGGCTAGAGCATTCAACATGATGATTACTTATGTAGATGCTAATTACATGATAAATAATGAAGATTTTATCATGGCTAATTCTTTTGATTTAAATTCAACTAATTGTCTTACAAAATCTGAAATTCTAAGAGTTTTTGAGAATGTAGATCCTAGTTTTTTACAAGATTATGAAAATAATCAATTAGTACCGTATCAAAAAATAAAAACTCTTGAAACGTATTGGGCTGGAATAGATCCAGAATGTATTACCGATGAAACTTACTGGGTAGGTATAGATCCTATATGTACGCAAGAAGAAACTTACTGGGTAGGCATAGACCCAATATGCACTGTAGAAGAAACGTATTGGGTAGGTATAGACCCAATATGTATTTCAGAATAATAATTTAAAATTTTTAAAATGAGAAATACAGGATATAAAAGATTTCAAAACGTAAAAGAATATTATGTAAGCAATGATCAACCCACAGGAAGAGTAAAGCCAAACCCTCCTTCCGGACAACCTGATCATGCAATTCCTGTTTTAGATACTAACGCTTGTCCTCTTCCAGGAATTGTTACCTCTATGGAAAAAAGAGAATATATGTTTAGAGAAATTGATGGACCAGGTGATGGTGATATTTATG